GCCACAGCCCACAATTGGCCTTGACCCAAGTGGTGCCATAGCCACGATTGTTAATATAGTCGCTGTTCATGTAGACCCAAGGCTTTACCCCTGAGAGCTGATAGAAGGTCTTGCACCACGTTTCTAGCCATGTATTGGAGTTGAGCACTTCAAAGTCAAGGATGGGAATACCTTTGCCAACATAGCCCTTGGTCTGATTGTAGAAGTACGTTGCTTCTTTTTCCGCGTCATTCGAGCGTGCGAAATGGTAGTAGCCAAAGGGAATATTGAGCTTAATTGCATCTTGGACGAAACCATCACAGCACTTATCGGTGAAGTTAAGCCCCTCCGTAGCCTTTACAATCACGAAATCGGGCATGGTGTTAGCAAGACTAAAACCCTTTTGCCAATTGGAAATATCAATACCCTTTAGAATTGCCATGCTTCATCTTCCTTTCTTGGTGTTTCTGCCTTTAGCAGCTCTAGATAGAGTTGGTTGGCATAGTCCTGAGCCTTTAGCGCGTCTGCGCTATGCCCCTTGGCATTTTCGCGCCACACATACTTGATGACGCAGCCTTTAAGAAAGCCCTTGTATTCCTCTGGGGAGAGTGCAGCTCTGATAGCGTTAATGCAGGTAATGCCACTTTCGTCATGTGCCGCATAGGTCGGATTATTCATCTTTGCTTTCGTCCTTGTCGTTGAGGTTGAAGATCTTGAACAGCGATGAATCCGAGAATTGCGGATAGCCACGACCAATGTTTTCGAGCACACTTGTAAGTTCCATGATGACGATATAGGCGCACACGACTTCACAAGTAGGAACATCATAAGGTAATTTTACCGTGTGCCCTATTGCAAGTTCAATTGCTAAGCAGATTACGATAAGGATAAGGAGCAGCACCTTATGGAGCAGCCCCTTGCGCATTTTGGTACTTGATAGTTTGTTGTTAATAGCAGCGGTGATGAATCCTACTAGCACATCGGCAAGCATCATCACACATGCAAGGGCAATGCTCCACTCCTGAGTTTCACTGAGGGTTATCGGTGGTATTGGTGGCATGACTGTTACTTCCTTTCTTTACGGATTCGGCACTAGCCCTATCTATGACTAGGCTACCCCGTATCTTAGCAGCTTTGAGTGTACCATTGGAGCACATACGCGACACGCGCACCTTGGATACCCCGAGGTATACGGCGCATTCGTTGAGCGTCATAGTTGGGCGGTGTTGCAGCAGGTACGCGGGAACGGTATAGGTACCATCCTTTTCGTTGTATACGAGTTTGATTACCCCGTTGAATGCAGTTTCGACGTTGATATTACCCAAATTGTCCGTAAGTCCTTGAAAGTCAAGTCCTGTTATCGGCTCAGTGTATGCTCTAAGATTCATGTTGTGTTACCTTTCTAGTAGGTGATATGCTATTAACAGTTTAAGGTGAAAGGGGCATACATGGCAAGGGCTAAAAGGCAATCAGACGACGTATACAACGCACGCAGGCGCTTTCGTAGGCAAGCTGAACACTACCTAGCCAAGGCGGGAAAGGTAAGTGGCCTTGAAAAAGCACGCTACGAAGCGCAGGCACGTAACGCGGCAATAAAGGCAGCGCAGACCTATGCGAAAGGGCAGAAGCCCCAAGGGCAGGTGAAAACCCTTATGGAGCGGCAGGGTATTGACATGGGCACCATAGCAGCGGTGAGTGCAGCAAGGGGTTATAAATCAGGTGGCATATCGACCACGAACGTATCTAGGTTGATAGAGCAATCCTATTCGGCCTTGCGTGGTAGGGAAGCTACGAGTCGTGACGATATGGCGCGCGAAATTCTAAACATGGGCAACGTTGGGAGCCGCTTTTATGGTGGTCTTGTACAGGTCTGGGATGAAACCGAGGAATCTAGGCAGCACCCTAACCGAGCAATTCTAGAGTTTTTCGGCGCGGAATCCATTATGGATGTGCTGGAAGAGCTAGAAGCGCAGGGCATAGACCTATATACACCAGATGTGAACGACGATGTATATAAATCGGCGCAATTGATGCTACAGCAATATATTCTACAACAGCGTCGTATTCATAAAAATGGGCAGTAAGCGGCCCTATAAGCCATACAGAATCATAGGGGCATACGATAGTGAGACGACCAACCTATCAAGCGGCGCGGATAAGCAGGCGTTTCCCATTGTTCATCAATTGGGATTGATCGATGTTCCAATTAATACCATAGACAATGACAACGTCGAGCGCCTATGCCGTCTGTATCTGTATCGGCATTCACTAGATCTATACGATGCATTGCAGCGCATAGCAGATGCGCAAGTACCCTATGTGCCTGTGGTCTGTTGCCATAACCTTAGCTTTGACATGTATGGCCTTGCCCCTTGGCTTGCAGAGCATGACGTGAGGGTTCTTGCAAAGTCGCAGCGTAAGCCCATTAGCTTCACTATCCTTGACGATGCTGGGCAGACAAGACTAGTCATATGGGATACGCTAGTATTCGCGCAGAAGTCACTAAGCTATATGGGAGACGAATGCGGATATCCCAAGCTGATTGGTGATTGGAACTATGACCTAGTGCGTACGCCAAATACACCTTTGACTGAACAGGAAAAGGCATACGCAGCCCACGACATTTACAGCCTGTTAGCGTGGCTGGGCTATTGGTGCAGGCTCAACCCCGACATTAAGCCCGATGACTTGGGCTTGCGCGTGGTATCCAAGACGGGCGTTGTACGCAGGCGGCGCGTGCAACGATTCTCAAAGCTAAAGGGCAAGGGCTTCAAGCGCGACGTCGGGCATTTTTGGAGCTTCATCAACAACCAGAACGCTTTTACAGAAGATGAAGAGTTGTACACCTGCCATGCGGCCACACGTGGGGGCTTTACGTTTTGCAGCAAGGCCAATGCTTCACGGGTGTTCGACTTTGCCGAGAACGAGGGGCTAAAGGTCTATGGGTTCGATGCGACTTCACAACATCCTAGCCAAATGGTTTCACACAGGTACCCCGTACGTTTTCAAAAGGCTACAGCCGAGAACCTGACCCTAGCTTTTCAGAACATACAGCTAACTACGCTGGATGATGTTCTACGGCATTACGAGAAACCCTTTGGAGTGGCATTCTATGGTGCCTTTTACTTTGAAGGTTTGCGCCTGAAAGAAGGTACCCCGTTCGGTGACTGGGGTATAGCGCCTTTGGCGTGGGCGCGGTGCAAGGAGTACCAGATAGAGCAAACCATAGCCGAGGAGAATCAGCAGGGCGAGGAGTTCAGGCAGCACATGGCAAGCCTTGGATACAAGGATAAGGTAACTGACCCTGTGTATTCATATGGCAAATTGGAAAGCGCCACCAGCGCAGTACTGTGGTTGACCGAATTAGCCGCTTGGGAGATATGCCAAGCCTACGAGTTCGATAGCGTTAAGGGTATATCGGGGTACATGACACTTTCTTTCGATAAACCTAGTGACATGTGCGTTATTAGCGTTATGAAATTTTACGCAGCCAAGAATGCATTCAAACATGCACGTAGTAATTACTATGCAAATAAGCCCTTGGATAACCAGAAAGAACTTTTGGGCTATGGAATCCCCGAGTTTGTCATTTCAGGTATGCAAAATCATACGATAGATGATTCAGTAGTTGAATCAACCTATCTGGGCTTGAAAGCAGATCTTAACGCACTTTTTGGTATAGAAGCCTGTAATGAGTATTGCAGGGATACCGTACTGGGTAGCTCTGGTATCGAGTACACGGGCGATTTTGGTGTGGTTAACGCGCCCAAGCAACCTAAAGCGTGGTACCAGCTAGGGCAGCGTATTGTAGGATGGAGCCGCATAGCCCAATGCGTCGTTATGATGCTCTGTTACCCATATGTGGAGACGTGCGTTAACGGTGATACCGATAGCGTGAAGTTCGTGATACGTGATACTGAGCTAGATAGTGTGAAAGCAGCCCTGCAAAGGATGGATGTGGCCATAGACAAGGCGAAAGCTGACGTTTGTAGCAGAGTTAGGCGTTCATACCCCGAGCAGTACAATGAATTGACCAACATAGGCCACTACATATTAGAGTTTTCCACTTACCGTTTTTGTGCGGCATGGAACAAGGCATACTGCATATCCGAGTATGATCCTAGGGACAAGCGCGAGCACATACGCTTCACGCTGGCAGGCATACCAAGTAAAAAGGTTAACAAGCTTGCAGATAGCCTAGTAAGTCAAGGTTGGAGCTTTGCCGACGTGTGCGATACATTTCTAGGTTATAACGTGACCTATAGCCACGATATTACAGGGCTTAACGCGCGGGCTTTTCCTGATTGGGGAGACTTCTTCGTAGGCGAGGTAACCGACTACCGAGGGCATGAATCGAAAGTTGTCGAGCCTAGCTCCTTATGCCTGTATCCGATGGCAAAGACGGTGAACGACACACAGAATACTGAGAATGCTATCAATATGCAGGTTGCGATACAGAACAGGCCGAGTGTGGGCGTGGAGCCTTTGATAATCACGTGCGATGGCATCAAGACAATTGGAGGCATGATTAACGGTGACTAGGAAGAAGCAACAATATTATGACTGGCAGGCCACTTTTTCTAGGCAGACGGGGAACCAAGGGGAGTTCTGCGTAGTGATAGGTGCAAAGGGTATAGGCAAGACCTTTGGCCTGAGAAAGCAATGCGTGAACGACTACCTGAAGCATGGCTGGCACTTCTGCGAGGTGTGCCGCACCAAGGACGAAATGAAGGTGGTGCGTCAAGGTTACTTTGACAAGCTGCAAAATGCAGGACTTTTCAGTGATTACATATTTAAGACCATAGGGCAGACAGGATATATCGCACGCGAGCCTGAGAAAGATTCTGAGACGAGCAATTACGTGGAGAAGCCTGACTGGCAGGTACTTTGTTATTTTGTTGCACTTACGGCATTTCAAACGGAAAAGAAGCGCACCTATACCAACGTACATCGGTTCATTTTCGATGAAGCTATCATAGATCGTAAGGACAGATACCACAGGTACCTACCGAATGAGTTCCTAGTGCTCGCAAACCTGTTGGATTCAGTATCTAGGCAATTGCCCGACGGTGAGCAATACCGCGTGTACGTGCTTGGTAATGCGTGTGACTTGACTTGCCCCTATATGCGCTATCTGGGAATCGACCGAATACCAGAGTTCGGCTATTCGTTCTGGCACAATAAGAGTGTATTGCTGCATTATGTGGAGCCTTGGGACAAGGACGAACGGCAGGCGCAGACGCTAGTGGGGCGCATGCTCAATGGCACGGACGAAAGCGAAATGGTGTTTGGTAACGTCTTTAATGTGGCGTACACGGGCGATGTTGCTCAGAAGAGCAAGAACGCGCGTTATGCCTACGCTATTAAATATGGTGAGCAGATCTATAGCATCTGGATAGACTACGGGCAAGGACTTTGTTACATAAGCAGTAAGCTACCCAAGGACGCAATCAATGTGTTCACCATCACTAAGGCCGACGCGAGCCTAGATTATACGGCTATCGAGCGTACAAGTCCCTACTTACAGATACTCAACAAGTTCTTCTATCTTGGAACATTGCGCTATGAATCCTCTGCAATGCGTGAAATGTTTTTGACCATCTTAGAGTTCATGGGCATCCGCTAATTTAGTTGTTGACACTGTTAACACCTTTGCGCTAAGCTAGG